GCGACAAGGAGATCCTTGAGGATGACGACTACTTCCTGCCTGCTATTGGCAAGCTGGATGAGGTCCTCAAGCAGAAGGAGGCCGAGGTAAAAAAGCTTTAAGGGAGGCGGAGGCTATCTCCTCCTCCGAAGAGCAACAGGTCTCCTGGGAGAGCTTCCTCTTCTTCGATACCTACATCCGCTACTACTTGCACCTAAACCCAGATACGCTGCCCGATCATCAATGGGCGGCAACCATCAACTATCTCAACGAGCTCCGAAAGCTCGAAGCCCAAAGCAATGGATAAGCAGCTAAAATTCTTCATCAACCTCCAAGCCAGGCAGGATAATGTCTGGTCGACGGCGCGAGGAGTTATTAGCGCTCTCGACAATATCGAGAGTAAAGCTAAGCGTGTCGGAGCGTCCATCAGCAAGGCTTTCAGCTTTTCTAACCTGGGTAGCCAGCTTAGTAGCATCCCTGGCTTTGCACTGCTAACCAACCCTTACGCCCTCATCGGCGGAGGGCTGGCGGCAGTCTCAAAGATAGGGATGCAGGCAGAGCAGACGAGTATTGCGTTTCAGACGCTTGTCGGCAATGGAGAGCGAGCAAATCAGATGCTCGGGGAAATCGCTGAGTTCGCTGACCGAACGCCTTTTGACCGAATGCAACTCACAGAAGGGGCAAAACAGATGCTCTCTTTTGGGATTGAAGCAGACAAGGTGACGGGGTATATGCGTCAGCTTGCGGATATCTCGGGTGGGGATGCCCAAAAGTTCTCCACGTTGTCGCTTGTCTTTGGCCAGGTGAATGCAGCAGGCAAGCTCATGGGGCAAGACCTTATGCAGTTCGTTGGTGCTGGTTTCAACCCGCTTAAGGAGCTCTCTAAGATGACTGGTGAGAGCTTCGAATCCCTCCAGGAGAAGATGAGTAAGGGTCAGATCACTGCGAAAAATGTAGCACAGGCAATCGCTCATGCGACGGGTGAAGGCGGGCAATTCCATGGCATGATGGATGCGTTAGGGGCATCTGGAGCTGGAGCATGGAACACCATGATGGGAGCTATACAGAGTGGAGCGGTAAGTATCTACGAGCAGGTCAAGCCCTACCTCTTAGACCTCTTCGAGATCGTAGGGAAGTATGTGCCTAAGGTCTTCGCGGTCATTGGCGGAGTCATCAATGCTGTTGTCGGGACAGTGCGATTCTTCGAACGTTGGAAGACGACAATCCTTATCATCACAGGGATCATCGTCTCACTCACCATCGCTGTCAAGCTACAGCGGATCGCGCAGTATGGACTTGCGGCAGCATCGCTTATTGCCAAGGGTGCTATGACGGCACTCGCGGGCGCACAAGCTGCCCTCAACGCTGTACAGGCAATGAGCCCACTAGGGATGATTGTCCTCACAATCGGGGTACTCATCACGGTGGTTGTTGCCTGCTGGAATAAGTTCGCAGGTTTTCGTGCCTTTATCCTCACGATGTGGGACACGATTAAGGGCTTCGGCAGTATCATCAAAGAGTACGTGACCAATCGTATCAACGAGCTGCTCGATGCTGTGGGCAACGTCGGAAAGGCGATCAAGCTGCTCTTTGAAGGAGATTTCTCTGGTGCGGCCAATGCCGTAGGCGATGCTGCTAAGGGCTTCGTTGGAGTCAATAGCGCCACACAAGCCTACCAGTCGTCTAAGGACCTCCTCAGCGGAGTCGGCTCAGGCTACGACAAGCACCTCGCAGAAGAGATCGCCAAGGACGAGGCTAAGAAACGTAATGAAGGAAAAGAGACTGCGTCGATATCCGTCCCTGGCCTACTCGGGAGTAGCAGCAGTGAAAGCGTCATCTTTGGATCGGGAAGTGAAAAAGGTGGCAAAGGTAAGGGCAAGGGTGGCCGTGGAAAGACAGGCGATGCAATAGCCACTGGTGGTACGCGCAACACGCAAATCACGATGAATATCGGCAAGCTCGTCGAGCGCATCCAGGTGTCCATGATGGACAAGACCGATACTGCCGAGCTGGAGCGTAGCATCATCTCCGTAGTCAACCGCTCGCTGGCCATAGCAACAAGCACTGACCGATGACAACATTCGAGCTTGACACTATAATTAGGCGGCTGCCCATACCTCCACCCTTCCTCTTCAATCGATCTGGGGTATCCCTCCCTGACGGAGATCTCCCCGAGGTAGATGTACCTCTCTCTGAGGAGGAGCTTGAGGAGGTGCAGACAAATGCCCTCGGCCTGCCGATGGTCTTCCCCGTGTCTCTGGCGCTTGAAGGTGAGGAGCCGTGGCTACTCCCTCAAGAGCCGATGATCACTATCACAGGGCAGCATATCCTGACGAAGCGGCAGGTCTCAAAGGGGAAGATTCGAGGATCCGTCAAGGAGCGCTGGACGCTCGATGACTACAGCATCAGACTTGAGGGAGTGCTTATCGGATCCGATGGACGCTACCCAAAGGAGGATGTGCAGCGCCTGCGAAAGTACCTTGAGGCCGCCAAGGTCTCCGCCTATTGCCCCCTTCTGGAGCTCTTCGGTATCACGCGCATTGTTTTCGAGTCATGGGAGTTCCCGCACACCTCAGGTGATGCTAACCAGAACTTCTCTCTCCAGGCAGTGAGTGACGATACCTATAAGCTCCTACTCACTCGTCGAGACCTCACCAAGTAGTCAGCTATGTACACGATGATTTATGACATCAAGATAGGTGGCTACCAGCTCTCGATGCTCGATAAGGTGGAGATACACTCCTCGGTGGAGCTCCTCGCTGACACGGCTAAGATCACGCTCCCTGCCGCCGAGTACAACAAGGCTCTCGACATTGAGGGTGCGATCCATCGTGGTGATGCCGTCACAATTCGTCTAGGCTATGAGGAGACGGGACTCGTCGAGGAGTTCAGGGGATACCTGCAGCGCATTGCCACTGATAATGGTGACTTGACGCTGACGTGCGAAGACGACCTCTTCCTCTTCAGAAAACCTCTCAAGGATGCTGTACTGAAGAAGGTCAGTCTGTCAAGCCTGTTGTCTCGCATCATTAAGGAGGTGGGACTGTCGCTCAAGGTTGAATGCACCTACTCCTGGGTGTACGATAAGTTCATCTTCAAGTCGGCTACCGCCTATGATGTGCTCAAAAAGGTGCAGGAGGAGTGCGGAGCCGACATCTACCTGCGCGACGGGGTGCTCCATCTACACCCTCCAGGAGAGGTCATCGGACAAGAGCGCCTATATGACTTCGGCTATAATGTTGAGTCCGCTGACCTCACCTACCGAAAGGCGGAGGACAAGAAGTACCAGATAACTGTCAAGGCACTCTTACCCGATGGGAAGGTGCGCGAGATAGAGGTCGGTACTCCTGGAGGAGACAAGATCACCGTCAAGTGCCCTACCTCTGATGAGGTGAGTATGCGCCTGCGCGGGGAGACTGAGCTGAAACGGCGCACCTTCGACGGCTACGATGGCAGCATCGATACCTGGCTCATCCCTGAGTGTCGAGCTGGCGACACCGCAGAGATACACGACACTGACTACCCGCATAAAGAAGGTACTTACTTCGTTCGCTCCGTTACGACGGAGTTCAGCTCATCGGGCGGAAAGCGGAAAATCGAGCTGGGCTTTAGACTTAGCTAATAATGGACCCATATCGCGAGCTACACGAGCACCTCAGACGTATAGCTGGAGGAGCTCCAGCAACCCTCTACCAGGGGGTGGTCACACAGGTCTCCGACCTTACCTGTGAAGTCTCCATTGATGGACTGCACGTTCCAGACGTGCGCCTAAGGGCATCTACCGAGGTGGATGGTGCGCAACTATTGATGCGCCCCGCCGTAGGTGCAGTTGTCATCATGGGGACGCTCACAGGTGATCTTGACCACCTGGTTGTGCTTTCAATGGATAGAGCCGAGGAGGTCATTATCAACGGTGGTGAGCTCGGCGGGCTGATCAAGGTCCAGGAGCTGACGAAGAAGCTCAACACACTAGAGAGGGAGATCAACGACATCAAGCAGGTACTCTCAAGCTGGACTCCCGTGCCTAATGATGGCGGAGCGTCGCTGAAGGTAGCCGTTGCCTCCTGGGCAGGTAAACCGCTCACCCTAACGAGGAGAGAGGACTACGAAGACACTAAAGTGACACATTGATATGATAGGCATCACGCTTACCGCCGACTAC